TCACATCTGCTTGGCGTTTGTCTATACCAGGCTGAGTTAAGCATTTCAGCTGCAGCTCTTGTGTAATCAAATTCGTTTAAAGCTGCAAACATATTCTTAAACTTAGATACACCAGTCTTTCCTAATTGAAATACCATCTCAATAATAACTCCTTTAACAAGCATAGGTAAAGGCTGTGTGCCAACTAATTCTTCCATACCTTGTTTAGCTTTAATAAAATCTTTATCAAACAATGCTTCAAGTATAGCTTTGTCGTAGATAATACCTTCTTCAAAATCATCATCTTCAGTAAGTAGATGACCATAACCAATAGTACCTTTGCCAAGTGAATCTAAATAAACTTTGGCAGAGAAACCTTCGTGTTTCTTTATTCTAGTCTTAACGTCTTCGTAATTCATTTGATTAATATTTTACCATCTTCATATACATATACAATCTTAACATTCATAGTGGATTGTATTTTAGATGGAGATCTATTGATACGATCATTCTTTTTGTGTGCGTATTTAGTAGCTGACTTTCTATATGACACAGTCTTAACATCGTAGTTAGTATATTTTTTTGTCTTAGTATTAAATACAACAAGATCTATTGGACCAACACCACCTAGTGCTGTGAATACAATTAAGTCAGGATCTTTAGCAAAGTGTGCTTGTGCTAATGCCTCTGATACTAAACCCTTGTCTGATTTCTTCATCAGTATTGTAAACCCTTTTAGTTTTTGAATTGAAAGAAACCTATTATTGAACCTGCTATGCTACCAATGACTACTAGAAATGCTATGACACCTTTACCCATACTCACATCAGTTCTAAGATCTTTTACCTCAACTGTAAGATCATCTAATCTTTTAATAATTGTATCCATACGTTCTGAAGAATACTTCTCATAAGAAGATAGTCTTATAGCTGTTGCAGATACTGTCTTGTGTTTCTTTCTCATTGACACACCATATATAGTGTTATCCAAAAGTCAATTATAGATTGTAATTATGTAGATTGCTCTGCTGTTTCTATGCAGTCAAAATGAAAGGATGGTTTGACTTTCTCAAACTGATCTAATGGGAATAGCTTATTCTGTTCTGCTATAAACTCATAACCAGCTATGGTACATTCTCTAAAGGTATCAAACTTCTTAGCTGTACTCATAGTGTCTAAGCAGTTGCCATTAACCATTGAGCAAACTGTAAATACTAATAAAAATTTCATTATGATTAGTTATACTAAAATGTGGATAAGTAAATAAGGGTGGCTATTCACCACCCCCATTATATAGACTACTCGTCTTCGTCTTCTTCTTCGTCTAAATCAAGATCCTCATCTTCTGATTCATCATCATAAGAATCTTCTGGATTTATCTTTAGCTCAAGATCATCAAGGAGATCTTTAATCTCATAGATAATATCTTCAGCTGATTTCTTTTTTTTTGCCATGCTAACTCCTATTAGTTGGTTTGGCATGTGCGAGATAAAGTTAATTGAATAATAAGTAAATAAAATTATTTTTTATAACTTATTGTTTTATAACTATTATTTATTTATTTTTTATATAATTTTTCTACTGTATCTGCGTAGTTCTTCCAGAATGATTTTGCATCTTCAAAAGCATCTGCATAGAACTTAGTCCAGTAGTTTTTAATATCAGTATAGTTTAACATTATATTCTCCATTGGTTAATGAAGTATATATAGGTTTAACTATTATCTTTTCAAGATTGATTTGATAGATTCAATAGCTTTACTGATTTCATCTTTATAAGCATAACCAATGAAACCTCCAGCTAGTAAACCAATAATAAGTGTAATCATATTATTTCTTGTTTAGTTGTGTCATAAACATACCATGATACTCGGTAGAACCCAAGTGTGTAATTGGTGTAGATAAATCAGTCCAGATTTCTCCACCGCATTCTTCCCATAATCTACAAAAATAATAATCTTCAGATAAGAATCTATTCACACCATCTTTTTCTTTATAAATTCCGACAGGGAAAAAATCGTATGCGTTCTGTGAATTTTCAATCCCTGTTCTTAGATCTGGTTTGTATTTTAAGTTAGGAAATTTATCCATGATAGTAGTAAAGACATTACGCTTAATCATCATGAAACCTGTGGCACTTTCCTTTACCCTTGCGAATCCCTGTTTAAATTCTGTGTTAGGATATAGATTAACATTGAACTGCAATAGATAATCACGCATTGTTTGTTCATTTATATCTGTATTCTTTTTGATACGATCTAGTAATTGATGCCAATAGAATCCTTTTACAGGATATGTGCATGTAACAACTTCTTTATTAAACTCTATAACTCTTAAGAGATTTTGTAATGTAAATCCTATATCAGCATCAATGAATAAAAGGTGTGTTCCATTAAATTCTTTATTATCTAGGAACTTAGTTACAAACTTATTTCTAGCACGATTGATTAATGATTCAGTTGGAAGTGTTTCAATCCTAAGATTGTGTCCCATATCATTTAAAGGTTTGATGCAATTAAATAATGAATGGAATGTTAAATTACTGATGTTGCCACCATAGCAAGGAATAGCAATAAGGATATTCATTTTACTTTATTAAAGTATTCAATACACTCAGCTATAGTTTGCTGCCTAATATATTCATCTCTAATTTCTTGTGATGTAGGTTGAGGCAAAGGAGAATCCCATCTATCTATAATAAATTCACCAGCAGAAGTAAGATCATAACTAGCATCAGGTGCTAAGGATTTCATTACTGTATTAATACCCCAAGCAAAACCATTCTCATTAGAGTATCTTTTTATAGTAGCTTCAATAGATAATTTTCTAACTGTCATAATATAAGTTCTGTTAAAGATTTGTTATTACCAACAGTACCTTTTATAAAAACATTAAAAGCTAAACTAATTCTAGTATTATCTCCTTGTTTAGTTTCTACCATGTGAGTTAATGATGATGGAAATAATATTACATCTCCAGTCTTAACTGAGAACCACCAAGATTCTGAGTTCCAAATATTCCAATCTTTAACTTCTAATTTTATTGTTTTATAATTATCATTAAAGAATTTAATCTTATCATGTTCTTCATGGCAGTTAATATAAAACACTCCTGATACTAATGAGTTTGGGTGTGCATGTTTGTGATGATATTGATTTGTTTCAGTATAGTTTAACCAAGACTGAGTAATGTAAGGTGTGATTGCATCTGTTGGAGATATAACCTTTTCAAAGTAATCTTTAACTTTTAAATCTAAATCTGTTTTTAAATCTTTAAATGATTTATGATTTAAAATGTAATTATCATTAGATGTTGTGTTGCCTTCGTTTTTATAAACATCTAATTTAGTCTTATTAATAAATGATAATTCTTTATTTGTAAGTTCTCTATTTAATTTAGATATGTAAATTGGTGTTGGGAATATCCCATTGATATTAGCTTCAATCATTGTTTGACTGAATTATATATTATTTTCTATTAAATCCCAAGATTGATTTTGTTCGTTCCAATTATATCTATTGTTATCCTGTGGATAAGGTATTGGTGATTCCCATAAACAAGTATTTTCATTTAATATCCAAGAGTTAAAAGGTTTAGGTGGAATAAAAGCATCTCTGTCTTCATCATAAGTATATCCTATTCCCGCATGATTTTTTCTTAAAGGTGTTCCACCATTATTATGAATTCCACCTATTGTATTATAGGAAGTTTGTTTCCACAAAGGATAACCAGTTAATTTTGTTAAGAAATCTATACCTATTACTTCTTGTTCAATTCCATTTGAGTCATGAAGAACTTCATTAACTACTGAAAGTATTTCTATTACTTTATTGTTTAATCCTATTTTTGCGAATGATGCCATAATTTATCCTGTATAACTTCCTGATCCATTAAATACTAATATTCTAGTTGAACCTGATAGAGAACTTGTAGGCGAACCAGTTGTTGTGTTTGAAAAATTTGCATCAGGCATACTTAATATAACGACTCCTTTTCCTCCTGCACCTCCAGCTGCTGATGGAGTTCTTTCTGCACCTCCACCTCCACTGCCTGTGTTTACTGTTCCAGCTGTTGCTGCAGTTCCAGGTTGTGAACCATCTCCACCTCCACCTGTTCCACCACTTCCTTTAGTTCCACCTGCAAAAACAGATCCTCCACCTCCACCTGCTCTTGTAACAGAAGAACCAGTTATTGATGATGCTGTTCCATTACCACCATTACCACCAGTTGTATTTGTTCCAGCGTTACCAACACCTCCAGCTCCACCTCCTCCACTAGTACCATAATTTGGTCCAGCTGTACTTGAACTTCCCCCATTATTTCCTTGACTTGGTGAAGTGCTAGGGGTGTTACCAGATCCTCCTGTACCATTATAAGAAGATCCTCCGCCAGATCCACCACTTAAACCATTATCATGAGCACTAGTATTATTAACTCCTCCTCCACCTCCGCCTGTGGAAGTAATAGTTGTTAATCCTGAACCAGAAATTGAAGAATTTGAACCTGAAGAACCTCTTGTAGATCCTCCTCCAGCAGAAATTCCGCCAGCACCTCCATCTCCAACTGTTATTGTAATTACTGTTCCAACACTAACTGATTGAGTAGATGTTCTATAACCTCCTGCTCCACCAGCACCACCATGATATTCTCCACCACCTCCTCCTCCTCCAGCTACTACTAAAAAATCTACTGAATAAGGTGCTGCAGATAAAGCATCTGTTCCTTCATTGATACCTGAATAAGCTAACCAACCTTGTGTTGAATCTATATAAACTAATCTTACACCTTCTCTTTCACCAGTTAATGCTAAATTATCAGTTCCACCTTCTATTTTACCTCCATTAGGAGAAATGATTAAACCATTTGTGTCAAAAGTTCCTGCGTAATCTAAAATTATAACCTCATCTCCAGCACTTGGAGTTGCAGGTAATGTTACTGTAAATGCTGCAGAAGTTGTATTACAAAAATATCCTTTATTAGCAGTTGCGGTAAATCCTGTTGTTTTAACAGATGTGTCCCAATCAGCAGTTCCATCTGATACTAATGTTGTAAAAGATAAATTACCAGAACCATCAGTTTTTAATACTTGATTAGCTGTTCCATCGGCATTAGGAAATTTAATTCCATCTAAATTTAATTTACCAGTACCTTTTGGAGTAAGTTTAAGATCAATATTTGTATCATCTCCAGTTGCAGCTATTTCTGGTGCGTTACCAGTAGCAGAATTTGTTACAGTTATTTCATTAACAGCACTAGCTGTTTCTGCAAATTTAACTAATTCTAATGTACCATCACCAATAGACTGTCCATTGACATCTAACATACCACCAAGTTGTGGAGTTGTGTCTTGTACTAAATCTGTAATACCACCTGAAGTAATTGATACCCAAGCAGAACCTGTGTAATATTTTAAAACAGTACCTACTGAATTGTAATATAAATCTCCTGCTGTTAAAGCATCACCATCATTATCTAATGTTGGATCTACTGTTTTAGATCCTAAATAAACATCATCAAAGTTATCAGCTGCTGCTAGAGCTGCATCTCTTGCACTGTTTGCAGCATTTGCAGAATTACTTGCAGTGTTAGCAAAGTTACTAGAATTGTTAGAAAAGTTACTAGAGTTAGCTGCATGGTTACTAGATGTATTAGCAAAGTTACTAGAGTTAGCAGAATGATTAGATGAATTACTTGCATGATTGCTAGAAGCATTGGCAAAGTTTGAACTGTTTGCCGCATGGTTTGAACTGTTGTTTGCAAAGTTAGATGAATTGGCAGAATGATTACTAGAAGCATTTGCACTA